GACTTGGTCACGGCCGAGCGCTACACTCACGTGATGAAAAAGAGCCCGAACGAAATTCACAAGATGATGGTGAACGGGTTTTATCGTGATATCGATTTGCCCGATCCGTCACCCGAATATTCCGACATCGAAGAAAAATATGACGAGCTCGAAGGCGAAACTCCGTACGGTGTTGAAGACGATGATCGGCACACTATTCTTGAAATGCACGTGGATTACGATCTGCCCGAGCCATTTGGTGACGCAGATGGGATTGCCAGACCGTACGTGATTACGGTCGATAAGTCGTCACGCACGATTCTGTCGATTCGCAAGAACTGGTACGAAGAAGATCCGAAAAAACAAAAGCGCCAGCATTTTGTTCATTATCGGTATTTGCCCGGTCTTGGTTTTTACGGCACCGGCCTTATACACATGATTGGCGGCTTGGCGAAGTCAGCAACATCCATCTTGCGTCAGCTCGTGGATGCAGGCACTTTGTCAAATCTGCCAGCAGGCCTCAAGGCCCGTGGACTGCGAATCAAAGGAGACGATTCGCCATTGATGCCGGGCGAGTTCCGGGATGTTGATATTCCCGGAGGCGCGATCAAGGATAACATTTTCCCGCTTCCTTATAAGGAGCCGTCCAGTGTCCTTTATCAATTACTTGGCAATATCGTTGAAGAGGGCCGCCGCATCGGTTCGGTGGCGGATGTCGATATTTCTTCGGCCAATCAAAACGCACCGGTTGGGACGACACTTGCGCTGTTAGAGCGATCACTGAAGGTAATGTCTGGTGTACAGGCAAGAATTCACAACACCTTCAAGAAAGAGCTCAAAATACTCTCGAGCATTATCCATGACCACATGTCGGCTGAGTATGATTACGATATAGAAGGTGAATTTTCTCGGGTCGATGATTTTGATAAACGTGTGGATGTTATTCCCGTTTCTGACCCAAATGCGGCAACAACGTCCCAACGAATCATTGCGTATCAGGCGGCGCTCCAGTTGGCTCAACAGGCACCGCAGTTGTACAACTTAGGCATGCTTCACAGGCAAATGCTGGAAACGTTATCAATTCCGAATGCAGATGAGATTGTGAAGTTACCGGATGACATTCAGCCGCATGATCCAGTCACTGAAAACATGATGATGCTGAAGCAAGAGCCTGTTAAAGCGTTTGCATATCAAGATCATGAAGCGCATATTGCTACACACATGGCCATGATGAAGGATCCAAAGGTTCGTGAGTTGGTAGGTCAGTCACCGTTTGCCAAGGCAATCGAGGGGGCCATGATTGAGCATGTCACAGAACACGTTGCATTCCAGTACAGAAAAGAAGTCGAGAAGCAATTGGGTGTTCCTCTTCCCGCAGAGGAAGCTCTTCTCCCTGAAGATGTGGAGCGTGAGCTTGCTCCACTTATCTCTGAAGCCACTGAAAAAGTGCTACAGGCGAATCAAGCGGAAATGGCTCAAAAGAAAGCACAGCAAATGCAGAAGGATCCACTCACACAAATTCAACAACGAGAGCTGGCACTCAAAGAGGCGGAATTCAAACACAAGCGAGATATGGATGTGGCCAAGCTACAGACAGACCTTGCCAACAAAGAAGAGACACGAGACCTCGAGCGTGATCGTATTGCCTCGCAAGAGCGTCAAGAAGGTGCCCGCTTGGGTGTCAAGATTGCGACCGAAAAAGACAAGCTCGACAGAGAAGAACAGATCGAAGGCGTCAAACTAGGCGTCGAGATCGCAGAGTCTATTGCAGAAAAAGGAGACGCAAATGAATGAGTTAGAGTATCTTACCTCGAAAATCCGTGAGCACATGAACGCGGTGGCGGATCACATGGCGGGCGGTGGATGCCAGTCATACGATCAATACCAAAAGATGTGCGGACAGATCGAGGCGCTGGCTGTGGTCGAGCGCGAAATTCTTGATCTAAAAGAAAAGGTTGAAGGCGCCGAATAGGCTGTCAACCCATGGTATACTGTAAGCAGTAAAAAATTCGTCCAAGAGACGCCAAGGTACTGCGGACCTCAACCGTAAGCGAGGAAACAATGCAAGTCAAACAGTTCGAAATGACTGAAGATCTCGAGCAGATCCTTCCAGTCCCACAAGGATACAAGCTCCTTGTTGCCTGTCCAGAAATGGAAGAAACCACCGAGGGTGGCATCATCATCGCGAGCGATTATCGCGCAAAAGAATCCACGGCTTCTATTTTCGGTTATGTGATCGAAATGGGTGAAGACGCATATTACGATACCGACAAGTTCCCGACTGGTCCCTACTGCAAAGAAGGCGACTGGGTCATTTTCCGGTCCTATACAGGCACCCGGTTCAAAGTCCAAGGCCAAGAATTCCGGCTCATCAATGATGATTCGGTCGAGGCTGTTGTTGAGGATCCAAGAGGTATCGAAAGAGCATGAGTGAAGAAAACGTACAAGAAGTAGAAGTTCAGACTGAAGATCAGTTTGAGGTTGAGATTGTAGACGACACACCTGAAGAGGATCGTGGGCGTCCACGCCGTCCAGAGGGCCATGAACCACAGGTCCCCGAGGATGAAGAACTGACTGATTATTCAGGCAAAGTTCAAGACCGAATCAAAAAGTTACGGTTTGAGTACCACGAAGAGCGCCGAGCCAAAGAAGAGGCGGAGCGGATTCGTGAGGAAGCGATTCAGGCGGCTAAGAAACTCTATGAAGAGAATGAAGCACTCAAGGGTAAGCTGTCGAAGGGCGAGGAGGCACTCGTCAGTCAGGCGAAGACCCGCGTACAGGCCGAACTGGACCGAGCTAAAGCCGCCTACAAGCAAGCCTACGAAACTGGAGACACTGACGCAATCATAGAAGCGCAGTCCAAGCTCTCCGAGTTGTCGGCACAAAAGCTCCAGTACGACCGTTACAAACCAAAGCCAGCCAAGCCCGCGCAACCTGCGCCGGAGTTCAAGCCCGAACCACAGCAGTCATTCAAGCCGGATGATGAAGCGGTAGAATGGGCTGAACGCAATCCATGGTTTGGCAAGAACAAAAAGATGACCAGCTTTGCCATGGGTGTCCATGACGAATTGGTATCTGAGGGTATTGACCCACGTTCATCAGAATATTATGAGCGCATCGATCAAGAGGTTCGGAACACATTCCCGACCGAGTTCGATGAGCCAAGACAGAATCGGGGAACCGTGGTGGCCCCCGCAAGTAGATCTTCCAAGTCACCGCGCAAAATAACCTTGACACAGACACAGGTCGCTCTCGCCAAGCGACTCGGGTTATCACCCGAACAATATGCGGCGCAACTACTCAAGGAGAAGGCAGTATGAGCAATCGTACACCAAGGGAATCTCAGACCCGCGAAAAAACTGAGCGCAAAAAGACATGGGCACCCGCATCGCGCATCCCTGATCCGAGTCAAGAGGAAGGATATTCCTACCGATGGATTCGTACGGCGATGTTGGGTCAAGCGGACAACACAAACGTCTCTGCAAAATTCCGAGAAGGTTGGGAGCCTGTCAAGGCTGAAGACCACCCAGAGTTGCAAGTGATGTCTGACATTGACTCCCGCTTTGACGGGAACGTGGAAGTAGGCGGACTCCTTTTGTGTAAAAACACAAAGGAAAACGTCGAAGCTCGAAAGGAGCACTTCCAAGATATGAACGAACGGCAAATGGATTCAGTGGACAACAACTATATGCGTGAGAATGATCCGCGCATGCCTCTGCTGAGACCTGAGCGTTCTACAAAGGTTCAATTTGGTGGCGGTAACTCCTGATTCTTCAGGGGTGCCGCGATAGACATGTTAGGAGAAAATTATGTCTGCTGAAAGCACCCCTTATGGACTGATTCCGATCAATAAGATCGGCGGACAGTCTAACGCTGGCGCCTTCCGGGAATTCCCGATGGCCGCCAATAACTCGGCCGCTATTTTTAATGGCGATCTGGTTGTACTCGCTGATGGACAGCCTGCGGCTGTATCAGCTACACCCACTGCGATTGACATTCCAGCGTCTGCTGGTAACGCCGAAAACGCAACACCCGGTATTGTCGGTGTGTGTGTTGGTTGCCGTTACATCGATTCAGACGGTCAGCTTCAGTTCCGTAACTACGTTCCTGCGAACTTAGTGACTGGCGGAGCGACTGAAGTTTATGTTCGTGTCGTTGATGATCCTGATCAGTTGTTCCGCATTAAGGGAACAGCCGCTCTTGGAACATTCAACAGCGGAACAGACGGATCTGGTTATGCATCTGCAATTGGCAAGAACGCCGCGCTTGACTTCAACACGTCAGGTTCTACATCAACCGGTAAGGCGGGTGTGGCTCTGCTTGTTGGTACAAACGGCGGATCAATTGCAACAACCAATACGTTGGCAATGCGCATCGTCGCGGTATGGAACGAGACTCAAGCGGATGATTATCCTGAGTTTGTCGTGAAGTACAACGTGGGCGTTCACGCGTATCAAAACTCACTCGGCGTGTAAAGGAGACAGCTAGATGGCAATTTCACGTTCCCAGCTCCTCAAGGAGCTATTACCGGGTCTGAACGCGCTGTTCGGTTTGGAGTACGAGAAGTACGAAAACGAGCACGCTGAGATCTACGAAACTGAAAACTCAGAGCGTTCTTT